TTTTTTACCCATTTTTTAATCTCTGCTTGAACAGTAGCACCAGATCCTTGAGGAATAACATCTACAGATACTGTGTTAATACTGTAAAGTCTTCCTTTATTAATTTGTACGAAATCAGTTAACTTACCATCAAAAGATACTACTGCTTCATATTCGGCAAATTTTCCTTTGCCATTAGTATCAGTAATTCTTATAACAGGAGGACTTGAATAATATTCTCCAGGATTATCAATTACAAGACTAGTAATTTCTCCATTAGTAACGATAGGAGTAACTTGTGCATTTCTACCAGATGTTATTGTTACTGTAGGATCTTCAGTGTAAGATGATGTATCAGTAATCGTTACTGAATTTAATTTTGATCCAGAAAGAACTGCTTGTGCTTTATTTGGTCGATCATTAATTAATACATATGGAGCTCTTTCATACAAGTCTCCTTTAGAAATTACATTTATTTTTTCAATATTACCAAATTTTACAAACTCTTCATCTTTATATCCAAATGCTATAGTTCCATCAAGAAATATTCCAACTTCTTTATTGTTAGTTTCGTATACCTCTGGAGTTGAGATTGGGGTTTTTCTAATAATTTTGAGATTTCTTGGATCAACTAATGTTGCNCTATCATTAGCACNTAATATTTCATAAGAAGGATATCCAGAAGAACAAATATAATATGTTTGTCCATCTTCGTATATTGCAGAAACATCAGCAATAAATTGATTTGCCTGTGTTTGTAAATTAGTATTAGCAATACTTGGAATAGTATTTGATTCATTCAAATACCATCTATATGATTGCTGCTCTTTATCAAATAAAACTCTATCAGTTGTAGTAAAACCTGTATCTTTAACTTGTACCCTATCCCCTTTTATTGAATATGGAGCACCCTCTGATACATCAAATTCATATAATACACCAAATATAATTAATTCTACATCTCCAAATGCAACAGGAGAATAGTCATATACTGGAGTTCCTACATCATGTGTTATGCTAGAAGAACGTTCTTCAATATAGAATTGTGCTGCATTCTTCTTAACAAATTTAAATGCCTCATTACCAATAATAAAAGAACCAGATTTTTTCCAACCTAATGTAGACTCTACATTTACTCTATCTCCAATAGAATCAGATGCATCTACTATCTTTTTTAATTTTGTCTGGGAAGAAATTCTAAATTCTCCATTGATAGATGCAGGACTTAAAACTAATTCGTAAACCTCTCCATCAGAAGAACCAAAAGATTTTATATTATCTACAACTGCAGAAGCATATGGATAATTTTCATCATTTTGTACAATACGTTTGCCAATAATATCATTGATATTACCAGATACTAATTTTGCTTTTAATGTATAAGTATTAATCCAATCTGATGTAGAATTTTTTAATGTAAAATCTACAGGAGAATAAGTTGATGGCTTACTATCATCATCAATGATTGCGTTAAAAATAAATCTAATAGAACTTTCAGTTCCTTTTGACTTATAAAATTTTTGAATATTCTTGATTAATGTTCTTTTATCAATATCTCTTTTAAGATATTTTTCAGGGAAAGAATTTAAATATTGCGATTCAAAATTTCTTACAAATGCATATAAGAATAAATTGCTAACGTTATAAACTTTAGATCCTAATGAATGAACAGCAGCATCTGTAGTTTTGAAATTAGATTCATTATACAAATCACCTATAGTCGTATTTCCACTAACACCTCTGGAACAATCCTGTAATTCGGTATTAGTTCTACTTGCATAAAAAATAATTTCATTGTCAATTTTTACATATCCATTTTTTTCTGGAAATGATTTTGCATCTTCTAATGTAATAGTAGTATCAGAAGATGTTAATGATGATGCTAATACATCATTCTGTTTTAGTATATTTTTTTCGTAAAAATCAATATCTAGATATTTCTGTATGTTACTAATAACATCTAAAGTTCCACCTTGAATCTCTAGAGATTCATAGTATTTCTCAATAAACTTACCAAACATCTCATATTCTGATGAGATAAATTCTGGTAATTGTGAATTAATAAGAGTAGAAATTCTTTTGGTCTTTACAGTCATCTAATTACTCTTTGTATGCTGTGAAACTTGAATTTGCAACGTCTACGTCAAGATAAACTTCACGTAAAGCTTTAACATCATTTGATAATGGTTTAACACGTAATGAAATTTTGTTGTCAGCAAAACTTCCTTTTATAATTGTTAAATCATATAATTTCACTTCACCTTTTTCATAATTAATCTCTCCAACTTCTGGGTTTAAGACAACCTTTTGATTGGATAAAGTATCTAGTCTATATAGGACAATTTTGCCATCCCTGTCTTCTAAAAGCGAGTCATATTGTGGATGTTCTGTTACTCTAAATGCTGTACTGTGCAAGGTAGGACCATCACATTCTTTGTCAAATGCATTTTGGAAACATACTTCGTAATATGTCGTAGTATTTAATTGAGGATAAAAATCTTTCCTCATAATTACTTCGGTTAAATTGGAATTGATACTACGATCGGTATTGTCAATGACACCAACAAATTTACTATATCTAAACTTACCATTGAATTTTTCTGTATCTGAAACATCAATATATTGTTGGACTGATCCAATTACTGCATCTTTAATTTGTGATGATGTTTGATTTGTGATATTACTATCATAATAAATTTTACTATTTAATTCAACAAATAAAATAGATGGATCTAAAATTTCTGGTTGAATTGAAGCAACAGTATATTTCTTTAACTGAGCAACAATTTCCTGTTTTGTTGAATTAGTAACAAATGCAGCATCAGTTGGTTTTAATACAATAAACACTTTACCATACTGTGGCGGTTCTTGCTCTTCACCACCAAAAATGATAATATCACTAACTGCAGGATATACATTACGAACAATAGCACCATAATCTTTTGCAGTTACAGCACGATTCTGTGTACCATATGATTTTGGAGCATTGAATTTAATTTTATCAATACTTTCTTTCTCTTCTCCACCAGATGATGCAACTGATAAAGTAATAGTTGTATCAAATGCATTTGGCGATACTCCATTCACATTCTCAATTACACCAGAAAATACAAATGTTTTTGCACTATTAGATTCTGGTCCTGATGTAGTTAGATAAGATATCTCAACCCTTGCATTATTTTCTAACTTCTTGCCAATTACTCCATCACCAAATAATATCTCATACCTCTCATCTTCTACTTCATCAAGGAAAAATATTTCTGATTTTTCATCAACATCTAAAATATTATCAGAAATTAAATATGCACTACCTAATGAACTACCGGTAGGAAATACCTTTACCCTAATTGTATTAGTATCGATATTACGATTGTCTAAAATAAATCTTTGTGATTTTAATGCTGTATTAACAGTAATATTACTAGTAATTTGTGTTCCTTCTCTTACCGCAACATTCTCATATGTTGCAACATTATTAATTACTTGTGCTTTTACATCATCTAATACGATATACTGATAAATTGTATTATCATACTGTGTAATAAATCCTGTTCCTTTCTTGAGGATTAATTCAGTATCAGATGTTGGGTTAGTATAATTTACTGTAAAAGAAACATACGCAGTAGGAGAGGTGATACTTTTGGGTCTGTATCCTAATTGCTTCGCAATCGCTACTACATTGTCTCTTAAAGTGGCAGAATCAATGAATAGTTCATTGACTACCATATTAGTGTTAAATGCCGTATAATACGTATTATAGGCAAGTGTATCAATTAATGTTGATAATGCACTACCATCAAAATCATAATCAGTAAAATCTGATTGTGCCCTGAGGTATTCCTTCAGAGCAATTTTAATATCTTCAAAATCTAAATTGGCAACCTGAGTATAAGGCATTATCGTGTACGCTCTAAGAAGAATTCTACTGCTACTGGTGTATCGTCTCTACCTACAATAGTATAAGATAATTCAACTTCATATCCATTACTCATATCATCTGGTGTACAGTTAATAGTATTAACACGAATTCGTGGTTCGTAACGATTCAATACATCTGCAATCTCTGATCTGAGAATACCAGCACTACCATAATCTAATGGTTCAAATAATATATTCTGAATATCACAACCCAATTCAGGTTGAAATGGTCTTTCTCCCTTCCTAGTAAGAAGTAAGGCAGTAATCGATTGCACGATAGCTGCCTTATCTTTTACCGTTACTAAATCATCACTTACAGGATGTTTCTTAAAAGTAATACTCAGATCTTTAAATGTCTGAAAGGTCGGCATCTAGACACAGCAATAGGCTGTTACTATTTATCACTTACCAACAAATCCATCCACCCATTCTTGAGAATCAAAGATATCTTCATTCTTTGCTTTGTTGCGATTACGTTTCGCTGACATGTTTAGATACTTATCACTATCAGTCTCGGTGATAAGTGTCATACCTTCGCTAACAAAGTCATCACCTTTGTCAACTGATCCGTCTAAGTGGTTAGGGTGTCCCATTTTGTTTCTCCTGTTGTGTTTGCCAAAAATAATCATCGGTGTCTCCTAGGCGTCCCCAGTCGATTCCTGCCTCTACTTGGTATTCTA